GCCTTATCACTCCACTGCATAAGGTACAATTCAACACCAGTGTCAAAAAGCCTTTTAGCTAGTTTTTTCGCACCTTCCTCGCCTTTTTCATCGTTATCGTACACAATATATACCTTATTATATTGAGATGGCAAGGTTACTTCAGCAGGCAGCGCACCTGCACCAGACGTGAAAGTCAGCGCAGGTACGCCATTGCAGTAAGCGGTGATGACATCTTTCTCACCTTCGCAGATGAGCAGGTAGTCGTTGGAGAGATGCGGAGTCTCGAACACCTTACACTTTGCATCACCGAACTGCGCTCCTTTATGATATTTTACATGATTATCTGTAATCTGGAATACTAATTGAGCGTTTTTTTTATCATCTCTGCGTATTCCGATAGGCATATCAATACATTTTTTATTCCATGGAAGATCCAATTCCTGGACCACCAATTCCCAATGCGCAATAAACAGCGCACGCGCTTCTGCGTAGCCACTCTTTTCTACTTCTTTACTGGCGACTTTTGGTGTGGTATTCTGCAAATTATATTCTATCTTGGCGGTTTTATCGGATTCTCCAACAAAATCCCAATGACCTAAACACTTATGACAATACGCATAATCCGTATTAATCTGCACTGTGCCTTGGATACGACTTGCTTTATCATCGCACTTTGGGCAGTATGCTCGTGTTCCGTTATTGGTTATCTTAGAGAATACGTCACTAGGCAGCATTATAGCTTGTTACGCAAAGAATACAGCGCACAACAATGCCTGAATACCTGCGCACCAACATCGAGCTTTTCACGGCTAATGACATGCTTATGAAACTTTCCATCTTCCTTACCAAACCTCATAATAACACCATAAGCAATCTTTGCTTTTGGCTGCGCAGCTTCAAACATCATCGTGTATGCTCCTAACTGCACTATCATTTCTGGATATGGTCCACCTTTCGAGGTCTTCCAGTCCACTAATACAAGATCATCATCAATCTTACCAATACAATCGACTGTTCCACCGACACGTAATTCCTCGTTTACTAAGGCAAATTCATTTTTTAATGCTTTAAAATTAGCTTTATCGTACCAATTCCTAAATCCTATAAATGCTTTTAGTGCCTGCTCTTCCTGGTTTGGTGTGTAATCTCGTGTATCAACATCAAACCCATCCAAATAACCTTGAATCATCAAATGACATAATGTACCTATATGTCCTGCCTCACGCATTACTGCATCCGCATCATCGCCCTGCGCTGTGATTCTTTTCGCCCACGCTATCAATGTATTCTTATTCCAACCAAGTTGATTGTTAATTACTGTAGTTACACTGGCAGCGCGCTTGCCGTCTTTTAATACATAGTTTTGACCATGTAGTTTTGTTCTACTCATATTCTCTCCTTACTGTTCTTCGTATTTCATCGATAATTAAAAAGCCAACTGCAAGTGAAAGCATCCAGAAGAATACTCCTAAACCCAACACCAACACATTCGCAATCCATTCTGCTATATCGAACATTATCATATTAGACTCCTATTTATTAAATACACCTGACACGGCTGTGTCAACCAAAGCCAACTCAGGATTCATCCTTTTGTTCCACATTTTTGTCAGGTGTACATCTTTTACAAATCTTTCTTGGTTTTTTATATGATGGAAAATTATGATAGTATTCAATGCGCTTTTGCCATTTCGTTTTCGTCACTTCCCAACACTTACTACAACTAGTGCAAAAATAAATACACTTATCTGCAAGTGTAGCATCTAAATTCTTTCTGCTTTTACTAACAATTTCATTTTCTATGGAGCTAAGTCTTATAAAGTAATCATCCATTGCAATCCGCCTTAACCTGCGATGTTATATCACGCTCTTTATCGTTGACATACTTTGCTGCAAAAAATACACTACTATTCTTGCGTTTTTTCATATGTTCTTTCATATCCTCGATAAAATCCGCATAATTATTCCCCCAGATAATATCATCAGTCCATTCACCATTATCATCATCATAATCAATACTACCTGCATATTTTATTTTTAATTCACTCATTATATAAATAACTCCTGTTGCGTAAATCGTTCATTTGCAATCTCAATATATTCTTGATTTAGTTCTATACCTAGCCACTTCCTACCCAAACGCTGTGCTACCCAACCTGTCGTGCCACTACCAAAAAATGGATCAAGAACTATATCTCCTTCTTTACTACCAGCTTTAATACATAATTCAGGTAATTTCTCTGGAAACACTGCAAAGTGTGCTTCTTTATATGGTTTTGTTTGTATTTTCCAAACAGATCTACGATTCTTACTACCATCTTTTATTTTAATTTCATCTGTATGGTAAGCAACTGTTGTCATTTTCTCATCGATGCTTTGAAACTCTTGCGACCAATCATTTATAAAATCTCTAATTTTATTCCAATGCTCAATGGATGGAAATGAAAAACCAGTTTTATCTTTCCTAAACCAATGAGATATGGTTGTAAATGGTATTTTAGTAGAATTAGCAAGAATTTTTGCATTTGTTTTTTCTTTTATAAATGTAAGAAATTCATTTTGAGATGGCAAAATAGGTCTTGTAAGTATAATTTGTTCACCTCTTGCCTTGTGCATTCCTTGCCTATGTTTTGATTCGTGTTCTATGTCATTATATTTAGAATCCCAAACAGACCTTTTATTTCTTGTTTCATAATTATTGTTTTTCAATCCAGACATCCTTGTCCTACCTGGTGTGTTATTTAACTTACCATTAGATCTATCTCTGTTAGAATTATCCATTGTTAGTGTTTTTTCAGCTATTGCATCTGAGTCATAGTAGTATTTAGGTGATTTGCTTAGTAAAAATATATACTCATGTGCTTTGGTACATCTGTCCTGCACTGACTCTGGCATAGGATTAGGTTTATGCCAAATTATATCTTGCCGTAAATACCATCCATCTTGTTGAAGTGCAAGTGCAACACGCCAAGGAATACCAATTAAATCTTTTGGTTTAATATCTTTACTTGAATTAGGTCTTTTTACACCATAATTAATATTACCACGAAGTGTTTGATTAGTTGTTGTTGTTCTACCACCAGATGAATAACTATCTCCAAGATTCAACCATAATGTTCCATCATCTTTTAATACTCTTTTAACTTCACGAAATACCTTTACCATGTTTTCTACATATTCTTCAGGTGTTTCCTCTAATCCTAACTGCTCATCTGTTCCATAATCTCGCAATCCCCAATACGGCGGAGATGTCACTACACATTGTACAGAATTTTCTTCTATATCTTTTATCCTATCCAATACGTTACCTTGGTATATATAATTTAATTTCATTGCCTTCTCTCTTTAGCTGAAATCAGGAAACTGCTCATATGAATAGAACCATTTCCTGCCTTTTGTTTGATTATTCTTACCTGTTGTTAATGCTAAACTAATTGCATGCGTATTCTCGTATGGTACATATGCAATTATATTTTTAGGCTCATAGTATACTGCAATTACATCTACTCTATTAGTATCTTTATACTTTGTGGTATCCACTTCGACCGCTGTACCTCTGCGTAATTTCGTAACACATTTAATCTGGACACGTTTGATAGCATAGTTTGCTGTTTCGACAATCATATCTACCTGCGTAACATCTACTTCTGGTAGATATACATTATAACCTTTGGATAAAAGATCCTGACGTATCGCCAGTTCACCTATCTTGCCTTTGGTCATACTATGCATACTGATCTAACTCTTCCATTGGACGTAACTGATCTGCCTGCAATGTGAACTTATCACCAAAACCTAAATTCATTATATTATTTTGTGTTAAAAAATCTATGGATGGTATCCATCCTTCTAAAACAAACGCAGGAGAATCATCACGTACCAATATAAATACGTCACAATCTGTATGTTTCTTTTTTAATTTGGCTTGTAGGTAACCACTTTTAAATTTTGTGGTTTTTACATCGATTCTTATATTATTATATATAAGGTCATAACCACTATAATGTGGACCTATCACCATGTCTGGATACGTATTATATTGCTTACAAACGGCTAATTCACCGCTAACACCGCGTAAATCTATTTCTATACTACGTGGTCCGCTGGAAATCATTCCATTTGCTTGGTTCTGTTCCATTTTTGCTTTCGCTAGTGCTTTCGCTAATCTTAATTCCATTTGGTTTAGTACTACTTTCATGTGCGCTTTCCTTATCCAATGCAGCATATAAAACCATATAATTAACTACGTCTAAGCACCTTTGATATGTGGTTTCATCGCTGTGTGTTTTACCTGTTTTTGCATCGTTGCATATTGCATCGACATGTTTTAAGACATATACCATTAGTGCCTGCTTTGAAGTAATTCCAAGCCGTTCCGCAACATGCTTAAAATTATAAAATTTATCTTCATTACTAATGGTATACTCAATAGACTTATTATCACTAATCTTTGAGGCTTCCGCAAACATGTCCTCTCGAAACTTATTATATTCTTCGTATATCATTCGCTCTCCCAGTTTACTAATTCTCTTAATGCATTAATTGTAGCCTGCATACTTTGTACTTCTGCATCAATCGCTACCACTGCTTTTTCTAATGATTCGTAATCTTTTTTATATCTTTCAATTACTTCCTGCTGATAGGAACTCCAGCAAAACTCTTGTGATTCTACTTCTTCTATATTGGTAAATAAACTCATACTGCCTCTCTTTTTTTTGTTTTGTTATCTATGGTTTTTAATACTTCATCACATACTTCAATCGCTATATCCATACGTAAATCTGCATCTGCTAATGTTTTTCTTAATACTTTTTCGATAGCATCACCAATAGTCTCTACGAGTGCTGCTTTTGGATTTGGTTTCATTGGATGTGGCATTCTCTCTCCTGGTTAAAGTTAAGCGGAATCACGACTATCACGATCTTTAGACACGCCATTTTCTTGGTTATGGGTTTCTACGATTCCGCTTTTAAATAAGTTCTTCATCCATTCATGCTTCACAATCCATAGCCAAGGTTTCCGATCTTGGCGTACCATCACTACATCTGCATTCTTGAATGATAAAAAATCTGCAATCTTTTTTCTGCGCTTTACCTGCACTAAAATTGTAAGGTCACCTTTGGTAGCCTTAACATCTATATCGCTCTTCTCTCCAAAGCTACGACCATCACTTCCCCATGATCGTTCGGCTGTGAAGCCGAGGTCGCGGAGCAATTCAACGACCTCAACTTCACCTTGGTAGCCTTTACGTGATGCTTTAGACGGCATTAAAAAGGCAACTCGTCTTCAGCTTCCGCAGTAGGTGTCGCATCAAATACCTTTTCAGGTTCGTATGTCTTCTTAAATGAAGAATATGACTCCTCTGCTTCTTTGTTTAATGGTGCTTTAGGACATGGTGTTACTGTATAAGTAGTATCCATTCCATCACCATTTTTAGTGACAATCACATCATAGTCTCTGAGGTTGCCCCACTCACTATTGCGATCTAACTCTGTAAGTTGCTTCTGGACAGTACTCTGTGTAATGTCGAGAACCTTGACTGAATTAGCACTATAAACTGGAATTTGCCAAAAATGTTTTGGCTTTTCTCCTGCTGGTGCATCACCTGCATTCTTGATCCGTACTGGCGTTTTATCATCTTGCCAATACTGATAGCCTAAAACTGGTTTATCCAATATACGGAATCTGTTTTCACCTTTGACAAATTTCATAAAACTACTTTCGCCTGCACTTGGCACGCTGTAAGTCGCTTCTAAAAGTCCACTCATCGTTACTCCTTTATTGTATTGTAGTTATATCCTTTACGATCAATGAGAGCAACAATAGATTTATACGTCTTTGAATCAATCGTTGCTCGTACACCAATATCTGATTTCCAGATTTTTCGCGTTCCAGGAATGTATGTTTGGGATTCTCCCATCAGTTTACGCACTTGCTGCGCAAACTTAATTCTTTCTTCTTTATCTTCTATATGAATAATTAGGAACATGGACAGCACCTAGTGGCGAAAAGAGAGAGAGAGAGTAGAAGTGGAAACACCACGTCAAACAGCACTGTCCAAATATAAAATAAATTTAATATGGCCATTCGATAAAATCCATCTTTAGGCCTAATACACGAGCAATACGAACTTTATGCTCGTGGCGAAACTTACGTTTGCCTCGCATCATTAGTGAAAGCATAGATTTATCTAGAGCGATTTCACGCGCTAATTGGTTTTGACTAAAACCACACTCTCTCATATGTTGTTGTAAAGGCTTCATAAGTGTTGACAGATATTAAAACCATTGTCAACACTATGCAAGTATTATTTACAAATTAAAATTCTTCTTCAATTCTAGTGCCTACAGTATACACGTCAGGTGCTACTTGTTGCATATCTAGGCTATTTTGTGCAAACCTAGCAAACAAATGTTCCGATTCTGCATTCGCACCAGTAGATGTATTATCTAAACTAAATATAAATGGTCTACTCGGACCATCTACCATATTCCACACATCAGAAATCACACTATCATTACCATGTTGATATAATGGATACTCATTTGGTAATAGGTCTGAATCCTGCAAATAACTATACGTTAAATCATATGCCTGCCTACCACCATAAACATTTTGTCCATATGTACCAAGTGTAAATGGACTTTTAGATGTACTAGATGCAGTGCGTCCAAAACTAGTTGCAGTAGCATAACGCTGTCCACCTGCGGACTCCGCTACATTTACTTTATCATATACAATAGACCTAGTAAGGTTTAGATCAGGTGAAAAAGGCATATCAAAGTATTCACC